TAGAAATCAAACGTTTCAGTAGCATCTGCTCTCCATAATCTTAATCGATTACAACTATCAACTTTATATCCTAACTGTAATATATCATAAGGAACAGCGATGACACTCTCCTCAGGAACCCAACGAACTCTTTGATTACCACGGTCAGATGTGTAATGTTCGACTCTACCACCAAATCCAACATGAACGGATTCATCTGGGTGACAAAGTTCCCATGGCCACTCTCCATGTAACCAGTTATCTGTAATCTCTATCTGTTGATTATCTCTTATCTCTTGCTTAAATATACCATACTTATATCGAATACCATAACCAGTAGCAGGAACTTTTAGAGTTGCCAGAGAGTCCATATAACACGCTGCTAATCTACCTAATCCACCATTACCTAAACCAGGTTCTTCTGCTACATCTAAAATTTGATCTAATGTATATCCATATTTCTTTAATGCTTCTTCTGCGTCTTCTTTAATACCAAGACATATTAAATTATTACCAAGTTGAGGTCCTATTAGAAACTCTGCTGATAGATATGCAACCTCTTTTCCAGTAGGAGGTTTCATAGACAACCAGTAATTCATCATCTGGTCTCTTACAGCATAACTCAATGCCATATAGAAATCATGGATGGAGGCATTGTCAGGACGTTTTCCTAAAGTATAGAAAAGACGTTCATTGATACCATTATAAAGGTTACTAGGATTCGTCAACTTTTTTCTTCTTGCTACCTATATTATACTTTGTTTCGAGTATCCAGTCACCTTTGTCTCTATATGCTAATACTTTGATTTGATTTAATGGTGCGATGTCTTGTATCTTTGATACATCTACAATACCAATTAGTCCCCAATCAGCAAGTAGTTGTGCAATACGATTACGACGTTGAACATCATTAGATGTCAAGTTAGCGTGTTTGCCATCAAGAGCAAATAGTTCTTTAAAATGAACAAGATAATACCTACCTTGTTTGTGTAGTATATGACATGACTGATATATCTTCTTTTCTTTTCTGGATGCTACACCAATTCTTGTTAGAGTTTCTCTGACTTTCAAGAAATCATCAGGTTCATTAAGAGTTACCTCGACCATTTTTTCAGGTAACCATTGTATCTCAGGTTGTTGAACCACACTCATTGTCTTCCTCCAGTTTCAAACTTCGATTTTATAAAATTAATTTGTTCAGTAGATAATATCTTCAAAACCTGTTTTGCTTTTTCATCACTATATTTGTAGTAACGCTTCACATAATCAAGATCTTTGATTTCATCTTTACGTAGCCAAGGAGAGAATCTCTTCTTAGTTCTGAGTGTATTTAGAAAAAAATCATATTGCATCTTCTTTGGTAAGAAATGATACTGATTCATTTCATTGGCAAAAAGTATAGCATCAAGATGACCTGAGTAAATACGATTGATTATGTAGGGTGAATATTCTTTTTCTAGTGATGGGTCTTCATCAATAAGATTCTTCTTTGACAAATTGATCGACTTCAACCATTCCTTGAGTTCCATAATTTAATAATAATAATTCTTTTCTTGCTTGTTGGTCACTCATATAATCCCCAACAGACCTCATTGTATAAGTAAGGTCAAACTCTACAGCATTCCAATCTTTAAATCTATTTTTAATTAACTGAGATGAGTTATATGATATCATCATATCTGCTGTATGGTCATCACAATCTTTAGCAAATTTGTCATGATCAAATTTTTTATGCATCTCTCCAGACTTTCCATAAAGATTATCTTTTATATCATATGGAGGATCCAAGTATATAAAAGTATCCTTCCAATCTGTTAGGAGATCCTCATAAGAAAGATTTGTTATCTTCCAGTCTTCGATTATTTCTTGATAACCTGTTAATTTTTCAATACCTCTCATGGAGAAATTAGAATCACTTGCTTGTGCTGAAAATGATGATGACTCTGTAAGACCAGAGAAACTACATTTATTTACAACATAAAAAGCAACTGCCCTTTCTAATTTACTTTTATCTTGACTGTTGATAATTTCTTTTGATTCTAAAAATAATCCTTTTGCAGAATCTGGATTTGGATGTTTAATTTTTAAATCACTTAACGTGGTGTATAATTCTTCACCACTGTGTTGAACCTCTTTCCAAAAATTAACTAAAGGTTCGTATAAGTCATTGACCCAAATACTTAAAGTTGGATACATCTTTGTAAGATAGATAGCAACGCTTCCACCTCCAAGAAAAGGTTCACGAAATTCTCTATAGGTGTACATGTTGGGTAAGAACTGACCTATCTTTGTACAGGCACGAGATTTACCGCCAGGATAACGAAGTGGTGTTTTGTGTGATTTCATCTTACAACCATGTCCTGTTCAAAATAATTATTAGAACGAGAACGACTACTTGATGAATATATAAGAGTTTCCACTAATAAATTTATATCTGCTGATATGCCATCATTAGATTCTGCCATTCTACGAAAACCATTTCCAACATGTATTTGACCTGCAAATACAGATATGGTTGCTGCACCCCAAAATAAGTAATACCATCTAGATTTTACTTGTGCTCTAATTTTAGTTGTTTTTGTCATTTGAATTCACACTCCACCATAATTTCAGTTAAACATGCAAGCATGTTTATTTCTTGGTCGGCAACAAATGCCATCTGATACTGATACTTAGCGATAATAAGAACAGCAGAAGGGATGGTATTAGCAACCAAGGATTTATAAAGACTATCGTAAATACGACGAAATAATACAGAAGTATCATTGTCCATATTATTGTTGACCCACTTTCGTACTTCTGGAAAGTTTTTTTCTTTGAGATTTTTGATGAGATCATTGACAGCAACGTCAGAAAAAGCAGCTAGTATTCCACTATCTATCTTACCACTAACAGAGTATCTCTGACACTCATTTAATATTCTTCTCCAATCTGGAAAATGTTTATTGATTAATTCAACTAATACTTTCTTATCAGTTTCAATCCTTTCTTGCTCCAAGATAAAGTTGAGTCTTTGGAAGAAATTAGCAGCGATTTGTTGCTTCTCTTTTCCTCGAATAGAAAAGTCAATGACAGTACATCTGGAATGGAGGGGTTCAAGGATTTTGTTTTTATAGTTGCAAGTGAAAATGAACCTACAGTTTCCTGCAAACTCTTCGATGAATGCCCGAAGTAATAGTTGTACGTCATTTCCTGTGTTGTCGGCTTCGTCAATGATGACGACCTTGTGCTTCGCTTCCGATGACAACGATACAGTTGATGCGAAATTCTTTGCGTTGTTTCTGACTGTATCGAGAAACCTTCCTTCATCGGATCCGTTGATGACATAAAAATCTACTCCTAGTTCGTTGCATAATGCTTTCGCTACTGTAGTTTTTCCTACGCCTGGAGGACCAGCAAGAAGCATGTTAGGTATTTCTCCTCTATTTAGAAAATCCTTAAATGTTTTCTTGATACTATCTGGAAGAATACAATCATCAATTGTCTTGGGTCTGTATTTTTCAACCCATATAAAGTCACTCATTTGATCTCCACTCCTTTCTCATTATAACATACTTTTCATCGTAAGCTGCTTTGTCTCTCATTTTTTTGAAAACAGTCGCAGACCTTGCTTTTTCAGAGTGTAGTGCATCTGGCGATTGGGGTCTAACGGAACCATCTTTAGCATACTTCTTTCCACTAGGATGATTTGCATACCGACGGGAGCGAGTAAATCCCATCTCAAGAAATTTCCGTGCCATGTCCATTCCAATGAAGTCTTGTTTGTCTTTATAGTCAAGGAACATGGAATAAATTTTATCAGCAGATTTGCGAGCAATATTTTCATTCACAAATCTCCAATGAGAGCATATATCGTCAGTATAAGGGCGAACCAATAACACTCCTTGTTCTCCCCTTCCAATACGATAAAGTTTGCGATTTTCCTTAACTGAAAAGTCAAGGGTTTTATAATCGAGTTCATAATCAAATTCTTTCATAACCAATCAGATCTATCACATCCCCATTTTTTAACTTCCATTGAGTCAAAACGGTTCTGCATGTATTGTATCACAGATTTGTAATCTGTGTTTGGTTTGCATGAAAATAAATCACATCTAGCAATGTTATCTTCTGGCCAAGTGTGTATACTAATATGACTCTCTGCGAGTAGAGCATAACCAGTAACACCGTGTGGTTGAAACTTGTGCGTGTCAACCTTTAACAATTCTAGTTTAGCAATCTTTGCTGCTTCTATCAAAGTTTCTCTGATGTGTTCTTCATCATCTAACAGAGAAGTCATCAGACAATCTTTTAAATCAAATAATACGTGCTTCATAATTAAGCAAAACCTTTAGATTTTTTCTTAGTCTTTGGTTTATCGATAACGTGTACAACAGCATCAAATGTTGGTAGATGACAATTATTCCACCACCATTCCCTTACTTCTTCCCAAGATTCTACAATCATTGTGCAATAATGTTTCGAAACTATTTTGTAACGATGACGGTCATATGGTTCATCGGAAGTAGAAGTAAAATTATTCATTTCTTTCATCTAAAACTTCATTAATAATATCTTTCAACTCTTTCTTTAAAGCATCAGATATTAAATTAAGTTGTTTTGGTTTTACATCAGGAATAGCAGCACGTTGTTCTTCTATGCTTTTACCAGTACCTTTACCTTTACCTAGGTCTAAGGACATGCCTTGTGTATCAATCTTCATGTTCATCCCATGGGTCTTTTAATCCTTCATTCGCAAAAAATCCTTTATAGATTCCATATGCTGCCAATAAAATTGTAATCACAGCAATTGATATACCAAAGGTATAATTTGGATTGAATGTAAAGTGTGGAATTAATGTGTCATTACACTTGGCAATCTTTTCTGGATCGTTCCAAGTACCAGGTAAAGTATACACTGGTGGACATGCTGAAAAAATAAAATTAATCATTAGTTATAACCAATTTGGTTTTTTGGATGGGTCACGAAGATAATTAGATGCAACCCAAGGTTTGGATGCGATATAACGCTTGTAAGCAGTAAGAGTGTCAATGCTTGTGTCAAATTTAAATACATCAGGACCTGCGAATGCGAATGGTGTTGCTTCTTTATGGCATAGTAATGTTTTACCTGTTCTTTCTTCAAAAACTTTTTCTGCTTCGTTCATAGCAGTTTGACAAGAATGAACTTTACCATATCTATGAGTATATTCTTCAAGTAATCCAAAACCATGTTGAATCAACCAAGCAGTATTGGCAATATCTTCTGCTGCCCATACAGTACATGGATGTCCACGAAAAGCACCCTTCTGTGTGTTGTATGGTGTTCCGTCTTTCTTAGGTAGAAGTTCATCTCCCCAATTAAAATACCACTTAGAGAATACTACCGCCAG